CAATATCTTTTGGATGTCTGCCTTCAGTGTATAATACAATTGTTTGAGAATTTGGATCATAATAAGCAGTTTTACCTAAAAACTCTTGAGCATTACTACGATCACCATTTATGAATTTTAAATTAGGTAAGGGTTGAATATTCATCCCCTTATCTATCATATGCTTAGTTAATTTAGCTATCTCTTTTTTAATATCTATATTTTGAGAATATGAAGCATTTTCATTTAATGGTTTTCCTCTTTTAGAATATCTTCCTTCTACTTCAAAATTATTACTTAATGTAGACAATACCTCTTGTGTTTTTTGGGTTTCTCTATATAATCCCCCTGTCCAGTGATCTTTAACTGTTGAAAAACCCCAAGGCCCTCCTGCTTCTTTAATTTTATTCTCAACCCACCCACTTAAATCATAATAATTAGATTTTTGTTTAATTATAACAAATGTTTCTCCTTTTTCAAGTAAATCCTGGTCTGTTAATTGATCCATAAAATTTTTTGCTCCCTCTAAAGTTTTTGAAAATGAGATATTTTTTCCATTATAATTTGTCCAAATATATTCTCTTAAATCTGGGATTTTGGTTGCATTCTTAATGGATAAAATTCTATATATTGTTCCAAAATCTTTATAGCCTAATTGTTTTAATTTTAAAACAAATACTCTATTAATTGAAGAACTATCATGTACTCCTCCTTTTCCTAACCAATCTTCAACATATTTATCTAAATCTATTTCTTCATTTAAGTTTTCTTTTAAAACTGTTCCTTCAGGAAGTTCTAATGAATCAAAAAAATCTTGAGCTATTTTTAATAGTTTTTCTTTTATTTCTGGTTTTAAATTAAGATCATCCCAAACATCTTTTACTAATGTATCTTGTATATCAAAACTATCGATTACATCTTTTTCAATATTTTCTTGAAGAGCGATTACAGGGGTAGATGTTTTAAAATCTTTTTTACGCATTACTGTTTTTGCATACATTTCAATATCATCATCAGTAACATTTATAGCAAATGGTATGTTTATGTTATTATTAAAATCCTTAACAACAGCATCAAAATCATCATCTATTTTAGATAGTGGTTTACCATGTTTTTTATGTAAACGTTTAAACATCCCTATAAGTTCAGCTACTGTAATTGGTTTTTTATTTCTTTTATCATTTAATCTATCTAAAAAATGCCTAGTAAATTCAATATCAATACCCAATTTATTAAATAATCCATCAGCATATTTTTCAATTGAGTCTAATTGGGGTTTAGTAATTTCTTCTTTAATAATTGGTCTTAGAATATTAAATACATCTTCTTTTTCTTTATCATCTAATTCATCTGGTAGGAATGGTGCTAATTCATCGGATGATACTTTGGCTGCTTTTCTAGCATTGGTACCACTCATACCTTTATCTTGAGTAATTTGTACTTTTACTTTCATATTAGGGTAAGCTGATTCTATATTTTTAGTTCTATTTTCAATATCTCCTAAATCATCATCTCTTCCTTCTCTTCCTCCTATAATAAAATAAACCTCATCTTCAGGATTATTTTTCCCTAAACGAATAATATCACCAATTGGTGATTCAGCAGGCTCAATCTTAACTTTCATGGGTAAATATTTTTTAAATATATCCCAAATTAAAATAGCTTCAGCTTGACTTACCCCATTTCTTTCCTTACTTCCAACATAGATAATAAATTCATCTATTTCAGGGAGAGATTTTAATGCTTTTTTTACTACCTCTAAATGACCTTTAGTAGGTGGTTTAAAACCACCTCCGTATGCTGCTATTACTTTACTCATGAATTTAAGAATTTTTCTATTCTCATTTGTGCCTCTTCTTTAGACATAGTATATTCAATTACATCATATATAAAATCATCACTTAACATAGTTTGAATTTCTTCTTTATCTTTAGCTTTTCTTTCATCAGATCGTTTTTGTTGAGCCGGTGTTTTAGGTTTAGTTCCTGTTGGTTTAAAGGGAGTTAGATATTTTTTAATAATTTTTTCTATATCTTCCATTCTATTATCTAATGTATTAGCTACTGCTATGAAATTATTACCAAATAAATCAGCATATTTAGGTAAATTATCTGTTACATCTTTCCAAGTACGCATCACAATAGCAGGTGCTAAACTCCTATCTTTACCTTCTGATTTTTCATATCTATCTTGATTTTGAGTTAATGAACGTTCTAAATCAGTATAAACATAAAGCATCATTACTTTATATCCCGCTTCTTCTAATTCATTTTTTAATTTTGCTGTTTGATTATATGAAGCTCCTGTACCATCTAAAATAAATGATTCTTTTCCTTCAATAGTAGCTTCTACATCACCCTTAAATTGTTTATTAGCAGCTGCCATTTGTTTAGCTTGCTCACTTCTTTCTTCAGGAGTAGCATTTTTTAAATCTAAAGTTACATTAGCTTTTTGCAACATTGGAACATAGATATCATCTACATTTAATATCTTTAAACCCGCTAAATCTAAACCACGTAAAATATACCCTTTACCTGCTCCTGGAGCTCCTGCTAATATAATTGCTTTAGGTTCAGCAACTGCTTCTTTTAATAATTGAATTAATGAAATCATAAATTGGATATTTTGTTATAAATATCACAATTTTCTTTTAGCTTGCGTTCTAAATTCAGTAAATACTGGTTTGTGACGTGGGTTTTCTAGGTCAAATAATTTTTTAACAGTATTAAATATGTCTATATTTTCTTCTTGTGAACGTTTAGATTCATACATTTCCCATCCTTTACCTTGTATTGTACCTTCTTTAGGTCCTCTTTTTGATGATTTTAACCACAATATACCATAACGATCTGGTTTTTTACCATAACATTCTTCATAACATTTACCATAAATAGCAGTTTGTAAATCATATGTAGTTTGTAAATGGTTTGATGTTTTAAAATCAACAATCCATAATTCACCATCAATTTCACATATCATATCACAAGTACCTGCTACTTTAATTTCATCTGAAAATAAATGTACTTCTGTTTCTATTAATGTCGGGTTATAGGTTTCCCACCAATCAACAAAACGTAAAAACATTTGCCAAACATCTGGGTTGTACATAGGGGTTCCGTTTTGTAAAAAATTTAATTCTTTACCATTAAGGTAATCTTCACACATTTCATGTACTTTAGTACCTTCTTCACCTGCTTTTTTTACAATCCAATCGGCACTATATCCTACTTTTTTTAACCAATCTTGGAAAAATTTACCTTTTGGGTAATAACTTAAAACATAAGTTATAGAAGGATAATACTTACCATTTCTTCTATAATATCTAGAATCAGGTAATGTAATTTGTTTAGCATCTTCAGAAATTTTTAAAATTCTATTATAGGATTTTTTAATTGTTTTTTTACTCATACTAACGATAATTTTTTTTCCATTAAGGCGTATTCTGTTAGAGGAATGGATTTTTGAATTAAGTTGGTAAAATGAGTAAATCCCATTTCGCTAGGGTCTTTCCCTTCAAGTTCAATAAGGTGAACTTCCTTGCCTTCATTAATAAATCTTTCTGAAAATTTTAAAGATTTTTTTAATGCATCATTATCTAATGCTATGTATATTTTTTCAACAGTTGATTTTATTATTTTTTTCATTAAATTAGACTGTATATTGTTGCCTAATAACGGTATAGCATTTCTTTTAATGGCTATGGCATCAAATGGGCCTTCGCATAATATTAATGGTAATTTCCAATTTATAAACAATTCAAATGGGATAATATCACGTGATGTTTCAGGATTACGATATTTAATGTATGGTTCTTTTTCAAAAGATCTGCCTGTAAAATAATTTAGATTTCCTATATCATCATAAGAGGGTATAATAATCATTTTTGAATATCTTCCGGATGTGCAATATCCTATATTGTATTTTTCAATATCATCCTTTGTAATACCTCTACTTTTTAAATAATAAGCTGCTTGTCTCCCTTCAATATCTGAGGGTGTTATGTTTTTAAAGGATTTATATTCTTTAGGAAGTTTTAATAATTCAGTATTTACTACAGTTTTACGTTCCTTTTCATTTCCTATTAATTTATATAACTCTGTAAATTTTTCAGGAGAGGCTCTAACTTGTTTAAATAAAGATGAAATTCTAGTTCCTTTTTTATTACAAACCCAACAATGCCAGGGATTATATCCTTTTTTATTTTCAGAAAAATTAATTTCTAATTTAGGTTTATGGTGATTACAATACGGACAGTTATGGGCTTGGTTGCCTCTAGCTGTCCGTTTACCTGTTCCTATAACAGAATTCACTAAACTTACTAACAGTTCATTAATCATGAGTTGTAATATACAAAACTAAATTTGGGTATCAACGGTTAGTTGAAATCTTTTGTAAAAAACTTTCCTAGGATATTATCATTAAAAAATTCATCGGGATTTTCTAAAACTTGATAAACCATTTGATATTTAACTTCATAGTAGGTTAAAAGTTTTTTAGTTGGAGCGCATATAAGAATTTGACGTTCGAAATTTTCTTTAGGCTCCGTTTTATATAATTCTTTTAGATGTTTATTTGAACCCCAATATGATTTCCAATTTGATTCTTTAATTGCTAATTTAAATGAAGGTCTACGGCCCACAACACCAGCATATTCTGCTAATTCTTTTTTTCCTAGTTTTACTTTAGATGTATTTTGTAATATTTTTTTACCTATGTAAGATTTTTGGGAATCTATGTGTATTATTCTATATACAAAACCATAGGTTTCATCTGGGAAATCTGAAATGTTTAACATTTCTTGGTTTAAATATGTCCAATTTATCATATATCAAAATTTACAACAACCGTAGTATCTGTAAATTGAGATACTGGGAGTGGGAATGATAATTTTCCTACTGCTACTAATTCTTGGGCTCCATTGTATAATCCTACGCATGTAATATAAGGTTCAAAAAATGAACCTGTTACAAAGGGATAGTAAGATTGATTTAAAGCCCCGGCTATTGATGAAGTTAAAAGGGAGGGGTTTGTTGAAAATCCAAATTCATTTTCTAATACCGTACATTTATATTGTTGTTCATAAATTGTTAGGGATGATGAAAACTCCAAAGTTGTTCCACCTAATAGCCCAACATTTGAATTTATTTCTTCACCAATAGTTTGTGTATTATTTCTAATTAAAACAATAGTACCATGAGGATAAAATATTTGACCACATATGTCTGATCCATTTATTATATTTCCTTCTCCATCATCTGTTAGTTGTATTCCTGCTGGGAATATCGATGAAGTTGTTGAAAATCTAAAGGTTCCTGGAATTATCTTCTCTCCATATAATTTAGTGGGGATAGAGAGTGTAGTAATTCGTGACATTGGGGGGTTTTCTTCACTTCCTGTAGACCAATATCTTTGTTGAAGTAATGATGATTGAAGATAATTATCATATAGAGGAGATTCGATACTACCATTAGATCTATCATCTTCTCTATTAACCCCTGGAAGTATACTACCTGTATTTACA